CATTTCGTGATTCAGGCGGGCGGCTTGGTTCGTCTTGGGCGTCGTGTCGGGAATGTGGGGGCCCATTGCAAAGGCCACAATTCAGACAGTATCGGCGTTTGCGTTGTTGGCTCATTCGAAAACGGAGACCCCGTGCCCGGTTCGCAGTGGGCGGCCCTGGTGTCTCTTGTGGGTGATTTGCTTGGACAGTACGATCTGAGCGTGCGCGATGTGTACGGACACAAGGAGCTTGCCGCTACGCTGTGCCCCGGGTTCAATCCTGAGAACCTGCGATCGGCACTTGCGGAAGAGTGCGCGGTTTGAAAGGGTGAATTCAATCTATCGAAGGTGTTGAGATGAAAATGATCAAAGACTCAGTAAAGGCCCTATTTTGTTCACAAAGCCGTATAAGCTGGAGACGGCTTTCCGTGTTCTCTGCCTCTTGTGCTCTGCTGTACATTGGCAAAATCGAAGCGGCAGAGTGGGTAACGATTGCGATCGTGTACATCGCAGGTGATAGCCTGCCTGCAGCTCTTGGCGCTCTGAGAAAATGACGGACAGCGTACCGCTGTTTCTGTTGGTCTTGGTGTCTGCCGCTATCGTCTACGCGATGAAACTGGCAGCGCCTCGACCAATGAAGCGCACACCGCCTGAGAAGCCCCCAGAATCGACAGCAGCAAAGAAAGCGCGCGAGACCATAGAGGCGCAGGGCAAACGCGAGACAGCCGCCATTCTGGACGATGTAGAGGCAAAAGATAGCCTGAGCAGGTTAGCGGATAGGGCGAACCGTCGCAGGGGTAAATGATGATCGCTGTATTGCTTGCTCTGTCTGTTGCCGTTGCTGGCGTCCCAGCGCCTGAGCCGACAGAGGACGAGTGCGCGCAGACGATACCGATCGAAAAAGGGAAACCGATCCCGGTCGAGCTGGTGGACGATACCGGCCGAGCCGTATGTTCTGGCTTGCTCGAGCCGACCAGCAGCTTTGCGCATCTTCTGGCGATTGAAAGAGACGCGCAAACATCCGAAGAGCTACACGCGCTTGACGTGTCGATTCTGCAAACCGAGCGCGATTGGTACCGGAACCAGTTAGAGCAAGATCGGGACGTTCGATGGTGGGCAACCCCTCAAGCGCAAAGGACGATCGGCCGGGTAGAAATGCTGGCCACAATCGCGATCGTTGCTGGGATAGTTGGCAGTGCGTACAATATAGGCAAGGGCGGTAAGTGATGGATCTCAAGTCGTACATAGGACCAACAGCCGCGATCCTGATAGCTGCGGGCGGATACCTGACAACGATCGAAGCCGTCGCAGACGATACCAAAGACCTACAGCAGCGGGTTCGCGCTGTTGAGGTTGCTCAGGCATCAGAGCAAAGCACGAAAGTAGTGGTCGCCCAAAATACAGAGCGCCTGGCACGCCTCGAGCAGATGATCGAAAAGATCGCAGAGTCGCAAATCAAGAGCCTACAGAATGAGGCCCGGATCTGTGAACGCTTGAATGCTGATTGTCGCTAAAACGGTAGAGAGTCTTCGAGCACGTCCAGAATAACGTTGGCAGACGACGCCAGATCGCCACAGTCGAACAGCTCATAGATGCGATCGGCTTCGTAGTCTTCAACCCGTGAACACAGACCAATAAGATACCCAAAAGTCATAGGGTCAGACAGATCGATAACGGGCTCGAATAGGCCCTGTAGGCGTTGTACTCCTGAAGCCGGGTCAAGTACCGTCAAAGAGTCACCGGACCATTCTATGACGCGCACGGGCTCGAGATGGCTGAAGTCTTCACCTGGCATCTTGAGGATCGCCATACCCGCGCAGAACTTCCAATTCGGCAAACGCGCCGCGCGCTCTGACAGTTCGACCAGGATTCCGTGCTTTTTTATTGAGTCATTCATACCAGCGCCCAAATTACGATCGCGATGAAAACGATAAGGCGGTGCAGATATTCTTGGCGGTTCATGCTGTCCCCTGCTGCGATGCGGTAAAGCTGACGCAGAAGCGCAAACAATCATTATGCCATGCACCGCCATCAAAACCGAGCAGGCCGGCAATACGGCGCAGCCGGCGATCGTTACGCTCCCATTCTCCGCGATTATCCAAAACGAAAGCAGATCCGGCCCGCCGTTCGCGCTCCATAAACAAATCAACAAGATTGATCGTGCGGGCCGTGGGCGCCGCTGTTTTTGCTGCAAACACGCGCGCGGTAATCTTTCGGGCGGCTATCGTAAATGGGTCTTCTGTGCTCATGTCGTTAGTCCTGTTGCTGTTGTGGGCTCCTGTGCTCCACGTAGACAGCTTAATGAATGCACATATGCGCGTCAAGCATAAACGGTACGAATATACACAATTGGTTAGGCTGCTACCGGTTGCGGACTTCCCCTCTGCAGCAAGTGAGCCCGATCCACATCCCCAGCGGATCGGGCTCGCGCCCTGCGTCATTCCCTATTCAACGCAAGGCGATGCGCCTGCTCCAGCTCAACCACTACCCGGCCAACTACCTCGGCAACCTGTGGCACCACCGCGTTTCCTAAGCATCGCAGTCTGTGTGTCCGATTTCGAACCCCATCAGCCACTCTACGAATTCCGGGTTCAAATGCCCATTGCCCGATCGGCTCTGCTGCACAATCGATCGTTTCTGCATCGTTTCCCCACTGGCACCCGCAGATCCTTCTATGCTGTAGGCACCGCTTGCACCAAAGCTCCCCACAGGAATCGCACCAGCGGGTACAATTTTCACAGCTACCGCAAGCGGTATGCTCCCGTATCGCCCTTTTCCTTTCAGTCTGTGCTGTCTCTCTAAAAAGCTGTCGGGGTTCTCTGTCAAATTGTACCCTGACGCGGTTGGGGTAGGCCACAATGAACACTCTGTCTCGCCTGTGAGGGGCGCCGACGGCGGCAGCGGGTACACAGTCCCAGATTGCATCGTACCCGAGCGCGGCCAGGTCTCCGAGAACTCGACCCAGCCCCCTACTATTGAGCGCTGGCGAGTTTTCCACGATGACGAATCGGGGCACCAGCTCGCCAATGATACGGGCGAATTCTGACCACAGACCGGATCGGGGATCGTCAAATCCTTTTCTTTTACCTGCGAGCGAGTGCCCGGTGCAGGGGTAGCCTCCACAGATGAGATCGGCGGGCTCGAGGTTGTGCGCTCCCACTTCTCTGACATCTTCGAATCTCCTGGTATCTGGCCAATGTTTAGCGAGCACGGCCCGCGCGTATTCGTCCTGCTCTACCTGCCACACTGTCGACGCGTCTGGAATGGCCCAAGATAGGCCCAGCTCAAGCCCGCCAATTCCGCTGAATAGAGATCCAATCTTCACCGACCACCATCCAACGCAAGACGATCCACAGCTTGGCGGTATCGTTCCGGGTCAATCTCCGCGCCAACGTATCGTCTGCCAGTGCGAGCGCATGCACGCGCCACAGGGCCCAAACCAGCAAACAGATCCAGAACCAGATCGCCGGGCTCTGTCCATCGCTCAATCCATCCGGCGATCCAATTCGCCGGCTTTTCGCTGTGCTTCTGTCTCTGGCTGGTGTGCGCGTTCTGTAACGCTCCCCAATTGGCGCACATTGGCGATCCTGGCTTCGTTTTTGTGTAGACGCATATGGGCTCACTAAAGCCCAGCCAATGAAAGCCGGTCGCACTTCCGCCTGTCTTTGTCCATGCGCCGCCTGTGACGTACTTCCAGCGCCATCGGCCCGCCTGTTTGGCGTCCCACCATTGCCCGAGCTTAGGCCACGTACACCACAGCGCCAGCCGTCCCACGTCGAGCACGTCATAAGCCCGATCCAGTACCTCCACGATCTCTGCGTCTGTCATGCTGCTGTAATGGTTCTCAGGGTTCGCGCTGTGCCCTGGGGCCTGTGAGTAATGCCACGGCGGATCGGCGATGATTAGCGCAGGCTTGCCGGGCATGTCTGACAGCAGCGCATCCACTGAGCAAAGACGCAGATCGATCCCGTCCGGCTGATCTGGCTCAGGTACTGTCAATAAAGGGATCTGGTTCACGCTTTCACCCGTCCGGCCAATGGTAAAAACGGTTTGATCGCCTGTGTGCCTGCATAGGTGGCCACCAGCTCTGTCTGTCGTTTGTTGGTTTTGTTTTTGGTCAATAGACCGCGAGAGGCCAAACCGTCTACAGCATATTGCGCGGTGCTTTTTGGGTATCCAAGATCGGTCAGCTCTGCGATCATCTCTTGAAGCGTCCACGTACCAGGGGCATCAGTGCACACGTACAGAAGGGCATAGTATCGCGCTGATTCTTTGATGATTCGGGGCCCTGGTTTCTGGTTCCTGGCTGCCTCACTGGCTGCCTGTAGCCGCTGCAGCTTTGAAAGATCAATAGTCATTTTTTTTGCACCCCCACCCAGGGCGGCAGCGCCAATTGTATCGACCGTATCCAGTCTGTTGCGCGCAACGGCATTCGTCGCCACATCTTAGTATGAATAGATTTTTTTTGACCCGAATGTGGCAACACTCGTGACACATGGCCACGTCTTCTTGTGGCAACCCATCCCAGCATTGGCCGAATTTCCGAACATATGACCATTTCCGCATACCTTTACTCATTGCCATTCGTCCCGCCTGCAGCCCACACCAACACGGCAGACCCATTCCCCAAGACCGTCACCACTCATTTTTTTCGGTTCTATTAGGTCCGCCTGCGTGCCCTCATGCCCACAGAATGAGCAGGTGAACCGGTCGAGCGTAATGTTTTCGCCAGGGTGCGAAAGCTGAAGATCGGTACACTTTGATTCTGCCTCATGCTCAAGCTGTGCCATCCGATCCTGGTCTTCTTGGTGGTCGATTTTATCCCATAGATCCTCTGCGCTGTAGGCAGCAATTCCAAGCCTTGCCGCCTTGTCTCGCCAGCTTTCGCGCTTCTGTCGCGATCGTTCCGCCATCGCCTGCGCCGCCTCTTCTTGTGCGTTCGACCACGCAGAGCCCGGCCGCTGGTCTTGGTGTGGTGTGTGTGGCTCGTCTGGACTGTCACCCCAAGCCATCACGCGCCCCCTGTGGCGTTCAGGCCATCGTCAAAGGTTGCCCCGTTTGCCTCTGCTATGATCGTCTGCGCTTCGTCTGTAGTCCACGCCTTGAAGCCACATTGATCGGGTCTCCAATCCTTGCACCACAGGCCCGCGCGGTTCTTTATGCTGTCTGGTAGATTCTCCTGAGCTTTAAACCAAGCCCGGTAATTGATATCCACGTTTGTAGGCTTGCTGCACTTAGGGCACGGCGGGCCGTTTGTGTCCCATTTGGGCCCGGGCCTCTCTTGGCGCTGTGGCTGTTGCTGCCGCTGCTGTACCTGGCGCGGTTTGGGCTTGGGTGCCTGAAGGCTCTGCGCGTCGTCGTCTTCTTGGGCGATGCCACCCACAGAGGCTAACTGATACCGGCGCAGGTATGTGGCAACCCCGCCAACGGCCTGTGCCGCGTTACGACTGTCGCCAATAGGTAGCGTGCAGTTGCCTACCTCGAGCGTCTGATCTGTCCACATTAGAACGGTTCGAACAGTACAAAAGCCGTCCGCACCGTCTACCGGCTGCAGGACCGCTATACCGTTCCGATTAAACGCAGGCAGAACCACATCACGAACTGCAGACAAATCGGCATAGTTGGTTTTGAAGTGTGGATTTTTGGCGTTTTTTGTGGCGTTGCACATCTCTAATTGCGCGGCGGCTATCGCTGCCGCGAAAGAGCTGTGTTCGGTTTTCTTTGCTGGTGGCATGGTGTCTCCTGTTTGACTTGCCCAAGATACTTACCCGGCATATGCTTGTCAAGCAACCCCAGGAGGGAACATGCAGTATGTAGAGATTGGCAAAGCAATCGCGGACACCAGAAAGAACAACGGGCTTACACAGCTCCAGGTGTGCGCGGAATTGGAACACGTGCGCGGAATGACGCAGGGCCGGCTATCACGCCTCGAGCGCGGTGAGTGGCTACCTGTAGCGGGTCAATTTGAGCACCTACTCGCGGCTATCAAATGCACAGAAGAGCAGGCGCGCACACTTCGATATCTTGCCGCGCAGGCATGCGAGCGGGTGACAGATGCTGTCTGCTGATTGGGTTCTAAGATATGAAGACACGCTACCGATCGCGCCTCAACCAAAACAGCGCGCGCGCACGGTTAGACGCGGCGGGAAGATCATCACGCACACACCAGAGCGGACCAAAAACTATGAGGACGCGATCGCGAGATGGGTATGCGGAGCCTTCACGGTGCGCGCGCCGATTGTAGCGGATCGAATGGAGCCGGTGAAACTTGAGGTTCTGTGCGTCTTTGCGCGCCCACAGAACAAATGCAGACGCGTCGACCCAGGCGGGTACATTTGGCGCGTTTCACGGCCTGACGCCTCGAATCTGCTGAAGAGTATTGAGGATGGAATCGAGAAGGCGCAGATCGTATTTAAAGACGACGCGCAGATCGTAGACGTGCACATACAAAAGGTGTACGGAGACAAAGAACAGACGCCAGAGATTAAGATATGGATCTACACGCTGAAGGGTGACGAATGAAACAATGGGCCCCAATACCTATCAGCGAGATCGAAAAGGTAGACAACGAACGGCGCCTAATAGACACGCCAGCGTCTACCCTGGATGGCTTCGCTTATGCCTGGCTGAAGTCAGACCGCGGAGCGCCATTGAGCCAGCGCCAATTGGCACAGTGGGCGAGCTGGTCGAAACGCAAAGCGGCGGACGTTCTAAACGCTGTACAGCAAGCCGAGAAAGAGTGGGCGGACCAAAAGCGGACCAAAACCGCGCCCGCAGTGGGGGTACAAAACGGACCACCTAAACCGAACCATTCCGCACAGTTAGAAGAGAGCCCGGACCAAAAAAGAACCACAAACGGACCAGATCCGGACCAAAAACGCACCGATCGCGCGCGTCCTTATTTACACAACCACAGTAGATCCACAGTAATTAGTAATGGCGGGATAAACCCCGACCACACACCAGCAGAACCAGAACAAACAAAACCAAAGAAGCAACGCGCCAGAGGCCAGAATATCGGCACAGAGGCAACGCGAAAGCTGTGGTCTACACTGAATGAGCGCAGAAAGGACAGGCGCAAAGGTGCAAGGGCTTTGAAGCTCACACCGGAGATAAACCGCACGCTCAAAGAGGCATTGAGCTACGCAGCACCAGACGAGATCCTACACGCCTACGAGTGGTTCACTACATCGCAGGCGGCTCGATGGTGGCAGGATCACGACTGCGATTTACCGACCTTCTGCCGCAAAAAGCATATAGGGCAATTTATAAACAACGCTGCAGAATGGACGCGTGAAGCTGACACGCAGACCAACACCGGACGCGATATCTTAGACCTTGATGATAGCCAATTCGACGAACACGGCAATATCATCGCATTTCAACCGAACAGGAGCGGGGCAAATGGCAACGACTGAAACGATACAGAGGATGCTTGAGCGCATCGCAAGCAACTACAGCAAGCATGAGCGATGGGTCACAGACAACGCGCCCACATGGACGCACAGCCTTAAAGGATACCCAGACAAGCTGGTGATCATGGCGTGCAAGAAGTGGATCGCAGAGCATACCAGAGCGCCGAACATAGCGAACTTGCGCGGCATCATTGCAGGATTTCCAAGCCGTACAGAAGCACCAAAGCCTACAGGCTGCAGGCGCTGTGATGGCAATGGACAGGTAGAGGTAGCCCACCACAAGAGCAGCAAGAGCGGCAAGGCGTCGAGCTGTACGGTGTACGCTGCGGGCTGTATGTGCGCTGCTGGTGCTGTGCTGTGTGCTGGCGCCTATCAGCCCTGGGAGGTTTTCGTTGACGCGTTAAGGGCGGACCCGTTCACGCTTGCTGTGTACCATTCCACACCGGAGAATCCGTATCTATCGGAGCGCGAACGGTGGACGCCTGAACAGCTACAGCAACGCGAGAGCCGGGAACGTGCTAACCTTGGATCGTCGGGCTTCCGGCATATCCGCTAACCATGGCGAAAGATGGGCAGAAAAACAAAGTGCACCAAGAGAACGATCGATCGCGTTGCGGCCGGTCTCCGTTTGGGTATGACGCATGAGCTGGCCGCGCAGTATGGCGCAATCAGTCCAGATACGTTTTATCATTGGTTGAAACTGGCAAAACAGCCGGACGCGCTCAAATGTTATTCCGATTTTTCCGAGTCTATAAAAGCGGCAGAGGCAGACAACGCGGCGCGATGCCTACTGGCCATTGATGACGCGGCGGCTGACGGCTCATGGCAGGCGGCGGCCTGGGTGCTCGAGCGGCGTCACAGGTACGTCAAACAGCAAGCGATCCACATTGAGAGCCGCAAAGAACCAGAGATGGAAGTGGTAGACCCCACAGCGGAAGACGGCCGCGCAATGGTTATAGAGCACGTGTCACAGCTACCAGAGGATCTAATCCTTGCAGCGTTGAACCTAAAGAACGCCAGCAACGCTAAATAATGTTTGACGTGTCTTTGATTGCTCGAGTAGCTGAGCAAATAGCCAGCGATCCCCTGTATACCTACGAGCACGCACAGCCGGGACAGGGCGGTATGTCACCAGCACAGCGGACCGCGCACGCGTCACAGCACGATCGGCGATTGGTCTTGGGTGGCAATCAAATCGGGAAGAGTAGGTTGATTTCAGCGGAGGCCTGGTGGCTCTCTTTGGGCCGGCATCCGTTCAGGCCGTCACCGGGTCCGGGCTCTCTTGGTTGGATTGTATGCGCAGACCTTCGAGCGGGTTGGCCAAACATATCGCGCAAGATGCGAGAGATTGAGCCGCCTGGTGTACTGGATGAGCGCTGTAAGTACGACGATGCACGCGGCTACACGTTCATGGGTTCCAAGATGGTACGCACAAAACGGGGCAGCCTCATAATTGGGAAAAGTGGCACCCAGGAGCTGATCGCGCTGTCCGGGGCTACCATAGAATGGCTTTTATTCGATGAGGTGCCCAAACAAGCACATTTCAGCGAAGCTCGATCGCGTCTGGCTGTGAAGGGCGGGCCGTGTCTTATGGGCTTTACTCCCATCGGGCGCCCGGTAGACTGGCTGCGCGATCATACTGAGGGCAATCCACAGACCGGAGAAGACCCGCGCGAAGACTGGGACATACAGCGGATCATCTTATCGGCGGAGAATTGCCCACACAGAACACCGGAGGACATAGACGCACAGATCGCCGCCTATGGACCGT